ACTTCTGGGTGTCCATTTATTCTTGAGTATCCATATATGACTGTTCCTGATATGATTAAAGATAAAATGATTCACAAAAGTCTAGGATTGAAGTTCGATCGTAGGCATCACTGGAGTTCGTAATGAAAGTTGTTATTAATAGTTGTCATGGTGGGTTTGGTCTTTCTGAACAAGCTGTGAAAAGATATTTTGAGATTAAAGGTCAACCTTTGTGGATTGAACAAGACGAAAAATATAGTTCATTGGGTATCATTCATTATCGTTTAGTACCACCTGAACAGTGGACTAAAGAACCGACTGGTGAAGAGTGGTTCAACATGACTCTTGAACAGAAACATGAACACAATGAACTGTATAGAAAACAGAATTTCAATGACAGGGATATTGCTCGTGACGATCTAGTTTTGATTCAAGTCATTGAAGAACTAGGTGAAGACGCTGATGGAAGACATGCATCATTAAAGATTGTAGAGATCCCTGATGATGTTGAGTGGCAGATTGAAGAGTATGATGGTAGCGAGTGGATTGCCGAAGTGCATAGAACTTGGAGTTAATTATGGATGAATTGGAAGTACACGATACGTTTGCCAAGAAAATGGCAGATGAATATCCTCGTTATTTTGGCGAAGGTTGTCGCTATGGTGGATTCGCAATCGGTGCTGGATGGTATCATATTATTGAAGCACTGGTATCAGAGATTGACCACTATACTAAATGGCGTCGCAATATGCGTGCCAATGACTTGAGAAAACTCCGTGCAAAGAATAAAGGTATGGAAGCACTCATTGATTTTATGGTGGGTAAAAAAGGTCGTGGACCAACTGATTGGGATCTTGAACGTGCAGAAGATGTCATGGAAAATGGTGTCAACGTAACACCAAAGGTTGAGTGGATTCGTGTTCAACAGATTAAAGAAAAATTTGGTGGACTTCGTTTCTATTACGATGGTGGTAATGACGAGATCTCTGGTATGGTAAGAATGGCAGAACTTTGGGCAGGTCGCACCTGTGAGACTTGCGGTAATAAAGGTGAACGTCGCAGTGGTGGCTGGATTCGTACACTCTGTGACACACATGAAGCAGAATACCAAAATCGTATGAAGAATTATAGGAGTGAAGACGATGAGTAAGTGGGTAATGGTCGAAGCTATCTCTCAGTTTCGTATGCGATACATGGTAGAAACACCAGATGAACATCCTGAATATGCTCTTGATGATGTGACTATGCAGACAGCAAAAGAGTTTTCTCAAGAATGGCTCGGTGAAACTATTGTGAGTCATCGTGTAATGGGATCTACTGCTGAAGCATTGGTTCAGTGTGACTTGGATAATTCGTACTGTTCTGGTTGGACAGATGAACAAAAGATTAATGCTTTCTTTACAAAAGATGGCGAAAAGGTAGAAAGATAATGTTTGTATTTGACGTAGAAACTTTGGGTGTTGAATCAAATGCTGTAGTTTTATCTGCAGCAATGGTTCACTTTGATCCAGAGAAACGACCAACATATCAAGATCTATTAAACGATGCTTGCTTTGTTAAGTTTAATGCAAAGGAACAGATGGATGTAGGTCGTACTGTTTCAAAGTCTACACTCGAGTGGTGGAAAGAACAGCACGAGTATGTAAAGAAAGTTTCTCTTGAGCCATCACGTGAGGACATGACTGTTGAAAATGGTATGCAAATGTTCTATGACTACATGGCAAAGTTTCCAAACGCAAGTAAGCAAACTATGTGGGCACGTGGTTCACTTGATCAATTAGCCATTGATTCATTGGCAGTTAAGTTTGGCTTGCAAGAGATTACTGGGTATAATATGTGGAGAGATGTCCGAACTGCAGTGGATGTTCTCTATGGAACTACAAATGGCTATGTAGAAGTAGACCATCCCCTCTTCAAACGACACGAAGTGATTAAACACCACCCTGTTCACGACTGCGCACTTGACGCAATGCAATTAATGTACGGAAAGACTTAATGGAATTTTATACCAATGTAGCACCCTATGGCGACAAGATGTTCGTCAGAGGATACGACAAAGGAAGACCATATATGCGTAAGGTAGATTTCTACCCTACGCTTTTTGTCACTTCTAAGTCGCCATCCAAATACACAACTCTTGATGGTCAGTATGTTGATGAGATGAAACCTGGAACTATCAAAGAGACCAGAGAGTTTGTGAAGAAGTACGAGGATGTTTCTGGGTTTAACATCTACGGTAACACCAACTACGCTTATCAATATATCTCTGATAACTACGATGGCGATGTCAACTGGGATATGGAACAAATCAAAGTGTTCACCATTGACATCGAAACTGAAACTGAGTCTGGATTCCCAGACATTCGTAGTGCCAATGAAGAAATTCTACTAATCACCATTAAAGATCTTCAGCAAAAGACTGTTGTTACGTTCGCACAAACTAAGTATGGAGAGTATCATTCCTCTCGTGCTGATGTGACAATGCATAATTGTCGTGACGAACAACAACTGTTAAAAGACTTCATGGTCTGGTGGCAACAAAATTATCCAGATGCTATAACTGGTTGGAACACTGACTTCTTTGATGTGCCATATCTAATCAAACGAATCTCTCGAGAACTCGGTGAAACATTTGCCAAGAAGATTAGTCCATGGGGTTTGATCACTGAACGTAATACATTCATCAAAGGTAATGAAGAACTACACTACGATATCTCTGGCATTAGTCAGCTGGATTACCTAGAACTTTACAAGAAGTATACCTACACCAAGCAAGAATCTTATCGTCTTGACTACATCGCACAAGAAGAACTTGGCGACAAGAAAAAGGAGAATCCAGGAACTGACTTCCGTGACTTCTATACAAACTATTGGAAAGACTTTGTTGAGTATAACATTCATGACGTTGAACTTGTTGATCAACTGGAAGACAAGATGCGTCTACTTGAATTGCATCTTACCATGGCATACAATGCGAAGATTAATTTCGAGGATGTTTACTCACAGGTTCGTATGTGGGATACGATTATCTACAATCACCTGCGTAAGAAGAACATTGTGATTCCCATGAAGGTTTCTAATGGTGGTAAGTCAGAACAATTTGAAGGTGCGTATGTTAAAGACCCAATCATTGGTCAACATAAATGGATGGCATCGTTTGACTTGAACTCTCTTTATCCGCATTTGATTATGCAATACAATATTTCACCAGAGACGTTGACACATGAGAAGTTGTCTGTCACTGTTGACAAATTACTTAATAAAGAGATTGATACAGACTACTGTAAACGCAGAGACCTAGCATTAACTGCAAATGGTTGGTGTTATCGTAAAGATGTTAAAGGATTCATGCCTGAGTTGATGGAACAGATGTATGTTAATCGTTCCAAGTTTAAGAAGCAGATGCTAAAGGTTGAACAAGAGTATCAAAACGATAAGAGTAAGGTTCATCTATTGAAGGATATCTCCCGTCTTAATAACCTGCAGATGGCTATGAAGATTGCTCTTAACTCTGCTTATGGTGCGATGGGCAATCAATACTTCCGTTACTTCGATATTCGTATGGCTGAAGGTATTACTACTTCTGGTCAGTTGTCAATTCGTTGGATGGCAAACAAGTTGAATGCCATGCTCAACAAGACACTCAAGACACAAGACAAAGACTTCGTTGTTGCGATTGACACTGACTCGATCTATCTAACATTGGAAGATCTGATTGAAAAGGTTTGTGTTGGTAAAACTACCGAACAAAAAATCAAGACCATGGATAAGATGTGTGAAGAAGTTTTTCAACCATTCATTGATCAAGGTTACACTGAACTTGCAGAATACATGAATGCGTATTCGCAGAAGATGGTTATGAAACGAGAAGTTCTTGCTGACAAAGGTATTTGGACTGCAAAGAAACGCTATGTTCTAAACGTGCATAATTCTGAGGGTGTTCAGTTTGCCAAACCTAAGATTAAAGTCATGGGTCTTGAGATGGTTAAGTCTTCCACTCCTGCTGTGATTCGAGATAAACTACGAGATTCTCTCAATGTAATTCTGGCAGGTGACCAAAAAGATCTTCATACATATGTTATGGAGTTTAGAAAAGAGTTTGATAAACTTCCAGTTGAAGAGATCGCATTCCCTCGTTCTTGTAATGGTGTGAAACAGTATGCAGGTTCTCCTGTTTACATTAAAGGTACACCGATTCAAGTTCGTGGTGCGTTGCTTTACAATCATCATCTAAAGCGTATGGGACTAGATAAAAAGTATCAGCCAATTCGTGATGGTGATAAGATTAAGTTTGTTTATGTTCGTACACCTAATCCTCTTCAAGAAGACGTGATTGCTTTCAGCCAGCATCTACCAAAAGAGTTGGGACTGGAAGCATACATAGATTATGACAAGATGTTTGAGAAGGTTTTCTTGGACGCACTACAAATTGTCATCGAGCCACTTGGTTGGAAGACTCAAGAAGAAAGTTCATTGGAGGATTTCTTTGGCTAACATTAGAGTTATTAAAAAAGGAATCACCGTATCAAAGATACTAAAACAGTTGCATCAATATCCTGAAGATTGGGGTGCGCAAAAGAACATCGAGGGTGTTCAAGATTTAGTGGATGGATATGGATTCCCTGCAGTACAAGCAGGTGTGCTACAACTTGTAATGGGTGTAGTATCATCAACAGAACAGTATGTTGGAGATAGTGAAATGTCTAAACCAACACCTGCTTGCTCACATCACACAGAAGTTATCTCGTTTTTAAAGAGACATTTTAAGAAGTTCGATCGATGTGGCTTCTTATCTTTACCAGTCGGTGGAGAAGTTGGACAACATATTGATATTGGAAG